ATCATGTTGAAGTAGATGCGCATTTCTGTTACCCTGTCTCTCTTGATGAAATCAGAGAGGAATTTCAAATTAGAACCATGGTCAAAACTAAATAAACTAAATTCTTCAATTTTGGTATCTTATAAGAATAATCTTAATAAAGGTAGGTGCCCGAATTGAAGAATTTTGTTTTAGGAGCCGTTTTCGGTATTCTAGCTATCCCTTTACTCAATGATGTAATTGCAATAGCTGAGCAATCTACACAACATATTTGCACAAAGATTGCTGTAGAAACCTATAAAACAAAACAATCTATCCCAGAAGCTGACGGAAACGCGGAAGGCGGCGGTTGCGCCATTGGCTTCCACTACACTGAAAATGATGAAGATATCGAAGAAGGAGATGAATAATTCTTTGAAGAATTTTTATGATACTTCTGCTCTTTTAACTTTACAGGATAAAGTATTTGAATCCCCCTTCCTTATTAGCATGGTCACTTTACAAGAGTTAGAACACATAAAGACTTCCACAACTAAAGATGCTGATACTAAGTATAAAGCTCGTAAGATGACTCGCGCGCTATGCGAAAGTACAGAGTGGTCCGCAGTTGGCGAACAATATGATACAAATTGTACGCTAAATAACGACAGCCGCATTATTAACGATGCCTTGCCGCATAAAGACGAAGTTACTTTTGTGACATATGACCTTTGTCATTTTCTCTTGGCGCGGAATGCTGGTCTACAAGTTAAACCTGTTGCTTTTGATTCTAAAAACGATGATTATAAAGGTTACATTGAAGTGACTTGCAATGATGAATCATTTTGTAATTTTTATTCAGAATATCTACAATGTAATGATAATATTTTTAACCTCTATGAGAACCAATATTTGCTTTTAAAGTCAAAAGAAACCAATATTATCGTAGACGCTTACGTTTGGGTTAATAAACAATACAAACACGTTCATTCATTTAGTCAGTTTCAAAGTACCATGTTTGGTAAGACTAATTCTAAAGATGCATATCAGGCGTGCGCGATGGACAGCCTAGAGCATAATCAGATTAATGTCTTGCGCGGACCGGCTGGAACTGGCAAAAGCTTAATTGCACTATCTTATTTGTTCCAAGAGCTAGAACATGGACGGATTGATAGAATAATTATCTTTTGCAACACTGTGGCGACCGCAGGCGCAGCCAAGTTAGGCTTCTATACTGGTAGTAAAACCGAAAAATTGCTAGATTCACAAATTGGCAACTTCTTAATGAGCAAGTTGGGCGATAAATGCGCCGTTGAAGCGTTAATTGCCGCAGGTCAGCTTATTCTTCTTCCCATGTCTGATATCCGCGGATTTGACACTACTGGTTTGCGTGCAGGAATTTATATTACCGAAGCACAGAATCTTGATATTAATCTAATGAAGCTCGCTTTGCAGCGCATTGGTGCTGACTCTATTTGTATTCTCGATGGTGATGATAAAACTCAAGTTGATATGCAGCTTTATGCTGGCTCTAACAACGGTTTGCGGAGAGTGTCAGAAGTATTCCGCGGAGACTCGCTTTATGGTGAAGTAACTTTAAAGAATATCTACCGCAGTCATATTGCCGAATTGGCGGATAAGATGTAAGATGAATATATTTAGTCGTAATCCGAAAATCGAAGAAATACAAATAGCCGAAAAACAGAAAAAATGGGAAGAAGAAAAAGTGGTTTTGGAGAAGAAATATCAACTAAAACAAGATAAATAGCTTCTGAAATAGAAGAACCGCAAAAAAATGAGCACTTCTAAGTCTTTAATAATTTTCTTGTTTGCAAATTGCACTGCTATAGAAATCTTCACGGCTGGTGTAACGCTCTATAGTTTAATCTTATCTAAAACTACCCTCATTGCGCCTGACTTCACTCCATTAACCACTTTAATTAGTGCAATAGTAGGCGAAGTAATAGGTTATGCCATTTATTCAATTAAAGCCGCGCAAGAGAATAAACAAGGCGGAATTGTGTATGAAAAAGCTATGCAGGAAGGAGATAAAAATTAATTATGAGTAATCAAGAATTAATTGCAAAAATTTTAGACCAGCAGTATGGTGTAGATATTGATGTAAAGTCTTAGACCTTTACAGATTTTTGTGGTACTTTAATTAAGTTAGTTGATGCGCGAGATTCTAGCGCTTTGCGCAAAGAAATTTATAACAAATTTATTGAGCTATGCCCAGAAGCAAAAGATGTAGTTAAATTTGAAGATTTTAATCGTTTCATTACAAAAACTCTTAAATCTGCTATCTCTATCTGGCATATTTCAGGAGGTCACGATAAAACTTGAGTAAAACATATTCACTAAGCAGAGATGGAAATAAATACTTGTCAACCAATTTTCAGGTAAAAGAGTTTAAATGTAATGACGGCTCTGATTTAATTGTAATTGATGATAAGCTAATTGAAGTCCTGCAAGAGGTAAGGAATCATTTTAAAAAGCCTGTTCATATTAACAGCGCATATAGAACTGCGGAATACAATTCTAAAGTTGGCGGAAGTTCGACCAGCCAGCACGTTAAGGGAACTGCCGCAGATATTTGCATTGATGGAATCACACCTTTAGCTATTGCACTTTACATCAACTCATTGGATTATTTTAAAACCGCTGGCGGATTGGGATTATACTCTCGCCAAAAGGCAACTGATGGATTTGTTCATGTTGACGTACGGACTAGCAAGAGTAGATGGATAAGTAAGAGCGGAACGGCGTATCTTAGTACCAATGCTATGATGCCAAAGCTAACCAAAGGAGCAAAGGACGGCGCCAACCGCGTGAGTTATTCAGTTACTGTATTGCAGCGTCTATTGAACATTAATGCGGACGGCTCTTTTGGAGATGGAACTTATCAAAAATTAATAGAATTTCAAAAGTCAAAGGGTCTGACAGCAGATGGTATTTGCGGAGATAAGACTTGGGCGGCTTTAGGAGGTTAATATGTCAAATATTATTAAATCCATTTATGAAATTATTATTATGTTTATCCTATTTTATTTCTATTATTAAGGAGGACACAAGATATGGAAAATTTTATTAAGGGTGTTATTGAAAATTGGTATATTATTTTCGCTCTCTTGGCAATGATTTGCTTTTTGATTGATAAGATTGCAACTTTTGTTAATCTACCTAATTCTAAACAGATTACTAATGTTGCGGAATGGCTAAAATATGCTGTCACAGAAGCAGAAGCTGAATTGGGTAGCGGAACTGGTGCATTAAAGCTTAGAAGTGTTTATGACGCGGCTATTGTTAAATTCCCTTGGGTTGCTAAATATATTACTTTTGAAACTTTCTCTGTTTGGGTAGACGACGCTCTCACTTGGATGAATGAAGAAATCAAGAGTAATGACAAAATTGCGGCATTGATTGAAAATAACGAAGAATAAAATAAAAGAAAGAGCGGATTTTAATTTCCGCTCTTTCTTCTTTTGGGAGGTATATTTTATGTCCGTTCTTATAAGGAAACTCTAAGAATTGCAAGGAGGCTTACTTAGAGAGATGTCTATTTTTAATATATCTGATAAGGGAATAAGGCGCTTCGCGCCTGCTCTGATAGTATCTTATTATATAATATATATTATATATATAATAATTAATATATACTCTAATACCTTCCCTCCAGCGTATGAAAGATTTTTTTGTTTCGTTCGTTCGTTGTTTAAATTATACCACAAAAAATTTTGAAAGTCAAGTAGCGGATTTCCGCGATGAAGATAAAAATGGATAAATTTATTGAAATTGAATAAAAATATATCCTTTACTTTTGCTAACTTTGTATAGAATTATGATGAAATATATGTTATAATAATTATAATTTAATTAGGAGGTATTTTTTATGATTGAATTATGGACTGACGGTTCTTCAAGAGGTAATCCTGGAGACGGCGGGTTCGCGGTAATTGTTGTTGAAAACGGTGCCATTATTTAGACCTATAAAGATTTCTTTGAAGATGTTACTAACAACCAGATGGAACTGAGAGCTATTTTAAAAGCTTTAGAATTAACTCAAAGTGTTTATAAAGAATGCGCTTGTAAAATAATCTCAGATTCAGCGTATTGTGTAAATACTTACAATAAATGGATAGAAGGATGGGCAGCAAATAACTGGATGCGAAACAAAGTTGACCCAGTTAAGAATCTCGAATTAATGAAACAACTTTATTCATATAAACAGATAAATACCCCAAATTTTATAATTGAAAAGACTGCTGGTCATGTTGGATATGTGTTTAATGAATTGGCTGATGCTGCGGCAACTGGTAACAGAAAGAAATGGAATGATACAATTCTTCAATATAAAATTCCCGATATTAGTGCGGTTAAAAATCTTCCGTACTAATCATACGCTCCTTTAGGCTCATAGTAAAATCTATGAGCTTTTTATTTTTCGCAAACAATTTTTATAAGGCACGGTGATTTTCTCGTAAAAGATTCAAACTTGATTTTCAGAGGAAAATATGCTATAATTTTTATATAAGAAATATAGAAGGAGAGAAAAGCATGGGCTTAAAAACAGTTTATTGTTTTACGAATTTAATAAATAATAAAAAATATGTGGGGTCTACTATCGTAGAGCCAAATGTTAGATATAATCAGCACATCTACAACGCTACCCACGAAAGCGCTCATCAGTATAATTACCCATTATATCAAGCCATTAGAAAATATGGTTTGGAAAATTTTAAATTTAGTATATTGGAGTAGAGAGAATGCTCAGAAGAAGAAATAAGAAAAATAGAACAAGATTATATTATCTCTTTAAACACTCTTTCTCCCAATGGATATAATTAGACTTTAGATACTTTGCATCCAATCAATAACGAAGAAACTTAT